CACCAGACGGTGAATTAATAGACGTAGGTGTAATAGATAACTGGCAAAATGAAGTAGATGGCTTAAAAGACGATCAAGATGCTTTAAACGAATTTTATCGTCAATTTCCTAGAACTACAGAACATGCTTTTAGAGATGAGACTAAAAATAGTATATTTAACTTAGTCAAACTATACGAGCAGATAGATTACAACGAAGAGATGACTAGAACTCTTGGGGTTACAACTGGTAATTTTCAGTGGGTGAACGGCATAAAAGATTCACAAGTTATATTTTATCCAGATCCAAAAGGTAGGTTTAAATTAAGTTGGGTTCCACCTCAGCAGTTACAGAATAGAGTGATACTTAAAAACGGTATCAAGTATCCAGGTAACGAACACATGGGTGCTTTTGGCTGTGATAGTTACGATATATCAGGTACAGTAGATGGAGTTGGATCAAAAGGAGCTTTACACGGTTTAACTAGATTCAGCATGGAAAATGCGCCTGCAAACAGCTTTTTTTTAGAATACTTATCAAGACCACCAACAGCTGAGATGTTTTTTGAGGACGTTCTAATGGCTTTAGTATTTTACGGGATGCCTATACTCGCGGAGAACAATAAACCTCGTCTCTTGTATTATTTGAGGCGTAGAGGTTATAGAGGTTTTAGCATGAATAGACCTGATAAGATATGGAATAAGTTGTCTGTTGCAGAAAAAGAAGTTGGAGGTATACCTAACTCCTCAGAAGATATTAAGCAGGCCCACGCAGCGGCAATTGAAATGTATATACAAGATCACGTTGGAATCAAACAAGATGGAACACACGGTGATTTATATTTTAACGAACTATTAAACGATTGGGCAAAGTTTGATATAAACAAAAGAACAAAGCATGATGCGTCAATAAGTTCTGGTTTAGCTATAATGGCTAACAACAGGCACTTATACCGACCAAATGCTAAGGTTGAAAAGCAACCAATAAACATAAATATTTCCAAGTATAGTAATACTGGAAGCAATTCACAAATAATCAAATAATAAATATGGCAGAGTCTGGCATTAATAGTTATTTCCCGAGTCAAACAGTTAGCGATGCTGAAAAGCTAAGCTATGATTACGGTTTGAAAGTAGGTAAAGCAATAGAGCAAGAGTGGTTTAATAACGACAGAGGTTCTAATAGGTATAGAGCTAATCATAATGATTTTCATAATTTAAGATTATACGCTAGAGGCGAACAGTCTATACAGAAATATAAGGATGAGTTATCTATAAATGGTGATTTGTCCTATTTAAATTTAGACTGGAAACCAGTTCCTATTATATCTAAGTTTGTAGATATAGTTGTAAATGGTATCGCTGAAAGAACTTATGACGTTAAAGCTTTTTCACAAGATCCTTTTGGTGTAAGTAAAAGAACAGAGTATATGGAAAATATACTTAAAGATATGGATGGCAAAGCTTTTGATGATCAAGCCGCTATTTACGGTATAGATTCTAGAAGCAGTGAAATGGAGCGAAAAGATTTACCAAAAAGCAAGGACGAACTTAATGTCCACATGCAGCTTAGTTACAAGCAATCTATTGAAATAGCCGAAGAACAAGCTATTAATACCTTGTTAGAAGGTAATAAATACGAGCTTACAAAAAAACGCTTTTACTATGATCTAACGGTATTAGGAATAGGTGCTGTGAAAACAAACTTCAATACCTCTGAAGGCGTGACTGTTAGTTATGTTGATCCAGCAAATTTAGTTTACTCATACACTGACTCCCCTTACTTTGAAGACATATACTACGTTGGAGAAGTTAAAACAATCCCAGTAAACGAATTAGCAAAACAATTTCCTCATTTATCTGAAAGCGATCTTGAAGATATAATGAAAAACAAATCTTACAATAGATCTAATTACAACTCTAGACATAACTACGACAAGGAAGATAATAACACTATACAGGTTTTATATTTTAACTATAAAACCTATATGAATGAAGTCTACAAAGTTAAGGAAACAGCTAGTGGGTCAGATAAAATTATACCAAGAGATGACCAGTACAATCCACCAAGTGATATGGAAGGTGGCTACGGTAGAATGATTAGGTCTATAGAGTGTCTTTATGAGGGTGCTATGATCTTAGGTACAGACAAGTTGCTTAAATGGGAAATGGCTAAAAACATGATGCGCCCTAAAAGTGATTTTACTAAAGTTAAAATGAATTATAACATTGTTGCTCCTAGAGTTTACAACGGTAAAATAGATTCTTTGGTAAAGCGAGTAACAGGTTTTGCTGATATGATTCAGTTAACTCATTTAAAACTACAACAAGTACTGTCTCGCATGGTTCCTGATGGCGTTTATTTAGACGCTGATGGTTTAGCTGAGGTTGATTTAGGTAATGGAACAAACTACAACCCACAAGAAGCTTTGAACATGTTTTTTCAAACAGGATCCGTTATTGGTAGGAGTTACACGAGTGAGGGTGATATGAACCCGGGTAAGGTACCTATTCAAGAAATTACATCTGGATCTGGTGGAAACAAAATGCAAGCTCTTATTGGTAATTATAATTACTACTTACAAATGATAAGAGACGTTACTGGGCTCAATGAAGCTAGAGATGGTAGTACTCCAGATAAAAACGCCTTGGTTGGTATTCAAAAAATAGCTGCAGCAAACTCTAACACGGCTACAAGGCACATATTACAAGCTGGGCTATATTTAACAACTGAGGTTGCTGAGTGTTTATCTTTAAGAATATCTGATGTTATAGAGTACTCTCCAACTAAAGACGCTTTTATACAGGCCATTGGAGCTGCTAACGTAGCAACACTTGAAGAAATGTCAGAATTACACTTATATGATTTTGGTATATTTATAGAGCTTCTGCCTGACGAAGAAGAAAAAGCCATGTTAGAGAACAATATACAAGTAGCACTTCAAACACAAAGTATAGATTTAGAAGACGCTATTGACCTTAGAGAAATACGTAATGTTAAACTGGCAAATCAATTACTAAAGATCAGAAGAAAGAAAAAGCTTGAATTAGACAGAGAGACACAGAAGCAAAACATGGAGCAGCAGTCTCAAGTTAATCAACAAGCTTCTGCGGCGGCAGCTCAAGCTGAAATTCAAAAAAACCAGGCTTTAGCACAAACTACAATGCAATTAGAGCAAACAAAATCTCAATTGAAGTTACAACAACAACAACAAGAAGTTGAACTTAAAAAACAATTGATGAAAATTGAGTTTGAGTACAACATGCAATTAAAGACCGCAGAGTCACAAAACGTCTCTAATAGAGAAGGTATAAGAGAAGATAGAAAAGATAAAAGAACTAAAATACAAGCTACTCAACAAAGTGAGCTTATAGATCAAAGAAATAGCGGTGGAACACCTAAAAACTTTGAGTCTTCAGGTAATGATATATTAAGTGGAGATTTCAATTTGAACTCGTTCGACCCTAAGTAGGATTATTATTAATTATTATTATATTATATTATGGAAGAAGAAAATGAAAAAGTAGTTGAAGAAACTACACAGGATCAAACTGTAGAAACAGTTGATGAAAGTAAATTTGAATCCGCAGGTGACGACAGTGTTATTAAAGTAGATTTAAGCGCTCCACAAGAAAAAGTAGAAACTGAAGTCGTGGCAAAGGAAAAAACTGAAGAAGCGGTAACTGAAGTTACTGAAGAAGCAGAAGCTCAACCAGAAGCTGAAACACAAGAAGCTACAATATTAGAAGAAATTACTGGAGACGAGGTTGAAGAACATATTGAAGAAGCAATTGCTGAAGCTGAATCCACTGGAAAACCACTACCAGAAAACATTCAAAAGTTAATGGACTTTATGGAAGATACTGGTGGTGATTTAAGTGATTATGTAAAGCTTAATCAAAACTATGACGAGCTAAATGATACAGCTTTGTTAAAAGAATACTACAAGCAAACAAAGCCCCATTTAGACAACGAAGAAATTAACTTCCTTATGGAAGACACGTTCTCATTCGACGAAGATGTAGACGACGATAGAGAAATACGTAGAAAGAAATTAGCGCTTAAAGAGCAAGTTGCCAGCGCTAAAAGCCACCTAGACGGGCAAAAGTCTAAATACTATGAAGAAATTAAAGCTG